GGACATAAACTTCGTGTAATTGACGTAAGTCTTAAACACATGATCCTTGAAGTTTTGACGGTATTCCTCGTCAAGCTCATGGAAATTAGTCTCCATTTGCTTCTGGTGAGTGGCGAAGTGACGTACAGCGGCCGGTGACACGCCCTCTGGCGGGTCAAAAGCCTCTCCCTGCATGAATCTCGTCCATTCCTGGGCCGCCTCTTCGTCTGCGTCCATTGTCATGGTCGGCATTGGCGGAAGGTAATGCTCTGGATTGGCGATACCCTGTCTAAGCATGGTTTCTTTCGTCAATAGCCAGTTACCCCTCGGGTTCATCTGAGGACTGAGCCAAATCGAGCCCTGCTGCAATTCGCGGAAGGCCCACAAGAACCTTTGAGCGATGAACGCCTTGGATCCGCTAGTCACGTCAGGCACCATATAAGCGTCATACGAGCCCCTCAGCGTGTCAATCGAGAGGTTTTTAATAAGGGCCTTACCCTTTTCACCAAGGACGCGCTTTCCGAGGTCAGGCGGCGCCCAATCCTGGTATAAGCTTATGACCATGTTAAGGGCTTCAACGATGTCGGTTTGGATCCTTCCAACCCAAATACCGAACTTCGTATTGCTTTTCTCTTCTACGAGGTTGTCCCTGGTCGCGGTCGTGTCTGGTGCGGAAGATGTCAGGAAATACGAAGCAGCTCCGGTCAATCTCTCGATCATCTCCAAGAGAAATTGCTTATCCTGGTAGCTCCACCCCAAATTCCTTTGAAGGTTCGGGAAATAGGCGGCATCCTGGGGCTTGCCATCCACCGGATATATCTTACCGGGATCAATCTCCGTCACGCCCTGAGTAAATCCCTCTTCGAAATTGGCGAATCCAAAGGGCATGTTGTTAATCGTCTGATAGTCGGAAGTCGAGTTATAGTTATTGTTTAGAGCATTTATGATCGGGGCAATGAGCTTTGTCAGGGATCCACCACGGAGTTGTCCCGGGACTCTCCGGAACGGGCCGCCGGCGTAAGGGAACTTACCGTCACGTCTGAACTTCCTTGTCGGCTTACCGGAAAGGAATGTCTCGGTCATGGGCTCAACCCAAAATCGGTACTTCTCGCGCTTTCCGTCCTTCTCGTAATATCCGTGCCACTCATAAATATCGAGGGGGAAATCCCGGCCGTCAGGGTCCACGTTAAGGGTAATACCTAATTCCCGGGCCTTCTGGGATCTCAGGCTGTCACGTTCTGCGGCTGTCCTTGGAGCGTGTGAGAGTTTCTTGGCTGAAATCTTATTGTCTTTACCCTTCTCAATAAGCTTTGTCCGGATGATGTTTCTCTGGGCTAAATCCTCAATGTCGGCGGTTGTGTTGTGTACAATCTCAATGATGAACGGAAGCTCTTGGATGTGTCCGCCATAACTCGGGAGGAGAATATCATCAATATCGCTTATGTTCTTGATTCTACCGCGCTCAAACCGGCGCTTCTCTGTCTTGATTTCGTATCCTATTACCCGGGCTCTCTGGCCCTGTGGTGCTTTTGGGTCAAGTTTCGGGATCCGCCTATCAACCCAGACGTACTTCACGTCCCAATCAATCTTGAATATGGAGAATCCGAGGCTAACCCGATTCGAAACGAAGTCGTCCACCTCTGGTTGAAAGTTGATCTCTTGAGGCTTAACCATCCACTTTGAGAACTTCTCAAGGTTGTCCTTGTTGTCCACGTCATTCTCTTCGGTGTCTTGGAAGTGGATGCTTTCGGGATTGTAGACCGTGGGTACGAGCGTCGCCTGGTACATATCCAGAATCCCGGGACAAAGGCCGAGGTTACGATCTGATTGCCATGATTTCTTGGTGAGGGATTCAATGACTGATGGCTTCTCTGCGTTGATGTGTTGAAGGTCTTTTTCCTTCTGGACTTTCCATTCCGCCATTGCTGCCTTGCCTACCTCAACGTCCTCAAGCACCATCTTAACGATTGTCTTCTGCTCTTCGGGGGAGAATGTCTCTGTCTCTTGTGCCTTGGCGGGGTCTTCCCTTTTGGGCTGGTTCTTCTGCCTGTCCTTCTCGTCTTTATTGAGGGGATTTCCTTTTTTCTTTGCCATAATAAAAAAGCCTCAAACCGGGTTAAGGTCTGAGGCTCTAAGCCCTTATGTGGTTGTGGGCGCTCTAGGCGCTCTAGGCGCTCTAGCTAATGGCTAAAATGTTAATCGTTCCGCACTTTCCGCACTTCACTTCAATCTCAACTCCGTTATCGTCTTTCCCTGAGCCGTGAGGTTGCACAAGAGCTGGACAATCCTCTAACCTGGACACACGAAACAGGAAACGCTTGCAGCACTTACAGCGAAACTCTTCTTCGATCATCAACGCCCCTTGAATATTCCGCCGAAGGCCCCGCGCTGCTTTGAAGCTATCGACGCCGGTTGAATGATTGATTGGGATTTCTTTTGCAATAAACGCATGAGAGTCGAGTCAATAATCATGGCCGCTCTACCCTTTGCAATATGGGCTTCATCCTCTGAATAGATGTTTGCCTTCATACGGTAATGAGTACAGCGCCCTTCCTCGTTTCTCTTTGCGTCAACGATCACAAGGCAATCGTTAATATTGATAAAATCATCGGGGTTATCTGCGAAGTCTTTTGCTTTTTGTTCTGCTGCAAGTTGCTTGACTTCTTCTTCGGTGGGTTCTGTGGTTGGCTCTTGCTCTTTATCTTCCGTCAAATCCAGCATACTTGGCGCACCTTTCGGTTTGGTTATTCTCTATTCTCAGCCCGATCCTTAACTTTATCAACTATTTCTTTCGGGATCTTCGCTTTCTTCGCGGACTTAACCCATTCCTTGTGTTGGATCTTTCTGGCTTCATTCATCATTTGCTGGTGTGGTTTCATAATCAATATCTCCTCGGTGATGGTTGGTCGTTATAGACTCGCCGTTGTTTATATTCTAATCCGTGCATTGACAGATAGCGTAGCAGATCACAAAAATCTTTATGCTTCTGCGTCAACTGAGGTTTTGCCTTATCATCTCCGTCCGCTCCAATGAGGTCTTTTCTTGAATACAGCGATAAGTGCCTAATCGTGTTCTGGCACTCCTCAAAGATATAAGCTTTCGGCTGGATGATGATCTCCCCGGATTTCTCTTCCCAATACAAAAGCTTTCGACATTGCAAGTGACCGGGCTCTATGCTGTCAATTGCGTCCTTAAACTTCAACCCTCTCCGTTTCAGCTCCTTGATCGGGCTTGTCTTTGATGATCCCCCGGCTCTTTCGGCTAGTTTTACAGTCTTGTGTCCGAAGTTTGGGTCAATGATCCTGGTGTGGACTGACCGGCCATAGATGTCGAGCAGCTCTTTCTCTGTCTCTTTGATGACGTGGACATATTCGTCGTAAGTCTTGTCATCGTATTCCATTTCGTTGAAGTTCCTCTTCCAGGGGTATTCTCGGATGCAATATGCCGTCCCGGTCTTGCTTACAGCCCACCAACTCATAGCCCAGGGCTTCGCATCGTGCGGATCCAGGGCCATATACAGCGTAACAAGCCTTGTGGGAAGCATATCAGCGCTTACAACGTGGACTTTCTTGCTGAACATCGGGTAAATCCGCCCGGAGAGGTTGACCGGGATCCCGTATATGCGTGATTTCACCTCAAGCCGGCTCATTACCTTAACATCTTCCGCGGTTCTCTCCTGGTTGATGTGGGGGTTCTCAGTCGTCCATAGCATGAAGAATTTCGCGTTACCCTTCTCAACTATCCGCGGCAATACCTCGTCAACCAGGGGCGCGTACTTGGAGTCAACCACCTCATGGTCGTCAAATATCTCCGATAAAAGCTCCGTAACGCCTCTGAGAGAGGTCATCGTAAAGATCATTTCACCGTCCCGGTCGATCAAACGCATCCTTTGTTCCCGATATATGTCAAAAGGGGGCTCTTCATCGTTCCATATGAGGTCAATATCGTCCGAGGCAAAGGCTTCCCTACCCTGTTTATAGGTCTTGAAGCGGTAAATCGTGCCGTTCTTTAGGGTTAGCTTGCCATTCCGGAAGCCATTGATCTCGTCATAATGGCCGTACTTGATCTGATCCTTCGGGACAAGCTCCCAGATTTTTCGCTGCTGTATGTTGATAGAGACTTCTTCTGTCTCAGCGCATATCCACACCCTCAGCTTTGACAATAAGCCCTTCTCAATGACGTATTTTGCGCCTATATGAGTTTTTCCGGCGCGGTTGCCCCCAAGCACACCTTTGATCTTGGACGTACACTCTTCGAATAACTGCTGGAATTTGAGGGAGTGGAACCACTCAAGGGGATTTATGAAGTGGCGCTTTTTTATAACGTGGTTAATTTCGGCTAGCTGTAATGATTTCTCTTGCAAGTCTTTGCTGAGTCTTAATGAGTTCATCGGCCCCCATTTCTCGATACTTTTCAAGGACTTCATCGTTGAAGCCGTGGTCAATCTCTTGTTTGTCTCGCCACTCCTTTGCTTTCCTGTTCTTTAGCCAGAAGATAGCGGCGACTTCGGATGGAGGATAATGCTTGATGGCTTCTTCGGAGATAATCTCGCCCTTATACGAAAAGTATTGTGTCTCTGGACATGAATACCCGACGGCTCTCTCAAATAGGCTTCTCTCAACTATCTGGTCAGCGTACTCTTTGTTATCTTTTAAGGACTCGAAAAACCTTGGATCACTTTTCCAATTGTGTATCGTATCTTCGCATACTTCAATGACTTCGGCTATTTCCTTATCAGTGAGCCCCTTCCTTGAAAGCATGAATACTTTCATAAGGATTCGGAGGTCTGTCTTTTTGGATGGCCTTCCTGATTTCTTGTGCGGTAGTGTTTTCTTTTTGGTCATGCCCTTAATTATGCCTCACAATGCTGAGAATTTCAAATCTGGGTGTTTTGGAAGCTCTAAAACTTTCTTCTTTCCGACAAAAGGAGCCCTCGCCGTGCAAACATACCTGTAACCCTCGGTTTCCATCTCTTCTTCCAATCTTACGCTTATCCCTCGATAAACATAATAGCCTTTTTCTGTAAGTTCTTTATACATTTTGTTTTTAATGAATATCATACATTCGTCAAGCGAGAGCGCTTTAAGTTCTAGCTTGTCCGCATCTTCATTTGCAATGTAGCCCATTGATTTAAAAGCATGTACCTTTCTCTTCATTTACTCCTCCTCTGATTTATCCTTAAACACCGCACAATAACCACTCCCTGCGACCTCACCATCCATATTAAACAATCCTCGGACGTATTTAGCCATGCCTTTCCTTTCGAGGGATCTTACGCATCGACGCACGGTTTTTCGGTCAAGCCCCGTTAAGTTCATTATTGTCTTAAAGTATAGGCAATACACATCACTGTCTTTAAATCGTCTGAGAACATTTAAGCATTTAGCTTCTTTGATGTTAAGCTTAACCGTTTCCCCTTTTTTGCATCCGAAAAACTTCTCTTCCTTTGGTTTCATTTATTCCTCCTCAAATTTATCCTTGATTACCGCATCCCAATAAACTTCGGTTTCCGCCAACCTACCATCCCCGAGATAAATCCATTCAGCGGGAGGGTCATAGGCTTTCTGCTTACAGCTTTCGCACATATACGGTGAACAAACCTTGTATCCGCTATCGGCGTTTCCCCCTATCAATTTACCAACATTTACTGGTCGGCATACTCCATGCATATCGTTCTCAATCTTAAACGATTCTATCATCTCAATCCCCCTCCGCCCAAAATGCAACAGTCGCTTCATTGCCAAAACTTACTGCGTGAGGATAATTCATAAAGCTTTTCGATTCTTCCGTAAAGCCTCTCCATCTCATGTTTTTATCTCCCTCTTCTTAACCCACCCTCTCTTAATTTCGTCTAAATGCTATCTTCCGTTACCGTGGGTGGCTTTCCGATATTTTTCTCAACCCAATTCTGGAAAAACTTCATCGTCACAAACATGGTGTCTCTCCCCTGCGCGTTTTAAGATGCGCGCCCCCTGGCCTTGTTATTTCGTCCCTATATCTGCCCTGTAGAGCGCGTACATTCCAATCCTGT